GATGCGGGTGGTGCGAGCCCCGGCGACGGTGCAGCTGCTCCCGGCGCAAGCCAGGCGACGGGCGGCGACGCTACCGCCGCTTCCACAGGCGCGAAGGCGGAAACGAAGCCGAGCCTCGAAGAGTTGCTCAAGGATCCTGCCATCAAGTCAGAGGTCGACAAGCTCGTATCGGCTGGGGCAACGGCGGCAAAGACGGAAGCGGATCGGCTTGCTAAGCTCAGCGATGACGAGCGCAAGAACGAGGAGCGTAAATCGTTCGAGGACGAACGCGCCAAGTTCAACCGCGAACGGCTTGAAAACGAAACCGTCAAGCAGCTCGCCGCAAAGAGCCTGCCCGTCGAGTTCGCGTCCCAGCTCACCGGCAAGGACGCAACGGAGACGCTTTCGAACATTCAAGCGTTCGAAAAGGTCTTCAATGCCGCCGTGGAGAAGGGCGTGAATGACCGGCTGAAAGGCTCCTCGCCCAAAGCGGGCGGCACAACGGCGGCGGCGGCCACCGGTACGAAACCGGGTATGATGGCGGCCATCAGCGCAGCACAGTTCAAGAGATAAGGAGGCAAACATATGGATCCCACCAGCAACTACATGCGCGATGAACTCTCCGGGTTTGTACCCGTGGACATCGCATCCGAGATCATGCAGAACACAGTGCGTGGAAGCACGCTCATGCGTTTGTGCAAAGTCGAGGAAATGACCACCGACCGCAAGAAGGTTCCGGTGCTGACCAACGGCCCCGGCGCGTACTGGGTCGGCAAGGGCAAACGGATTACCGCCTCGAAAGGCACGTGGATCTTCCCCGAACTCGTAGCCGAGCTGCTCTCGGTTATCATTCCGGCCCCGAAGGAAACGCTGGACGATTCGCCCGTCGACTTCTTCGAAGCGATGAAGCCGGCGACGGCTGAAGCTTTTGCCGCAGCAATCGACGGCGCGGGCCTCTTCGGCATCGACAGCCCGTTCGGAACGAACGTCTACGACGCCGCCGAACATGCCGGGAGCATCGTCAACCGTACCAGTGCAAACTTCGATATCGACGCATCCGGCGCGATGGCGAAGGTCGAAGAAGGCGAAGCGGACGTCGACGGTTTCGCGGCTCGTATCGGTGTGAAAGACACCATGCGCAAGACACGCGGTGCAAACGGCGAAGCGATCCTGACCATGGACGCATCGGGTGAGAAAATGTACAGTCTACCGATCGGCTTCACCCACAAGTCCGCTGCCTGGGATAAGGATAAGGCCGACTTGATCGCAGGCGAATGGCGTTTCGCCATTCTCGGTGTTCGCGCCGAGATCGAGTACGAAATCCTCACGCAGGCGACGCTGTTCAGCGTGGTCATGGACGATGGATCCCCGCTCTCTCTTGCGGAAAATCACATGATCGCGCTGAAGGCGACCATGCGGATTGCGTTCCTCGTCGTGAAGGAAAACGCCTTCGCCGTCCTCGCGCCCGCTGCGGCAACGCTGCGCGCGCTGACAGTGACGTCCGCCGCTGGCACCGCCTCCGGCGATACGGCGATTACGGTTTCCCCGTCGCTCGTTTCGGGCAATTCGTACCGCTATAAGGTCGGCGACAGCCTGACCTTGCCGAAGTACGACCAGAAGTGTATCACTGGCTGGTCGGTGTGGAACGGCTCGGCGGACATCACGGCAGCAACCGGCAAGAAGATCGTCATCGTCGAAATCGACGAGGACGGCGAAGCGCGCGGCGCTGGCATGGCAACGGTTACGGCCAAAGCATAAGCCAGCGCAGAACAACACCCGACCGACAGCAGCGCGGGAGATGCGGAAGAGGCGTCCCCGCGCTGCATTTCGAAATGAGGTGAGCCTATGGCGCAGACCAAACTACAGCGGCTGCAGATCCGGCTAGGTGCTGCCGCTACAGGCAAAGATGCCCTTTTAACCGAGCTTCTTGAGGGTGCCGAGCAAGGCATTAAAAACACGATTCACCGGTCAACGTTGCCTCCGGAAGCGGATACCACGATCGTAAAGGTCGCTGTGATCGACTTCAACCGAATCGGAACCGAGGGGCAGCAGTCGCAATCGTTCAGCGGTGTATCGGATTCATGGATCGACGGCTACCCGGCGGACATCAGAGCGGAAATCATGGGGCTGCGCAGAGCGAGGTTCGTATGAGCGTATCACGCAAATTCAGGCCCGCTACTGTGTATCGTCCGGGTGAGGAGAGCGAAGGTAACGGGTATGGCGAGAAGATTGCCGACCTCGTCGCGGATCCTCAGACCATCGAGATCGCGATCAGCCGTATGACGGGTGTTTACGGCGTCGCTACCGACATCCGGGCTGTTCGAGCGACGCACGCAGCACGCACGCCTTGCAGGACGCTCACGGAGGCGGATCAGCTCGTATGCGAGGGGCATCGGTACTCGATCGAATTTGCGGACAACATGACTCCGGTATGGGCGTCGCTCTACCTCAAGGAGGTGAGGGCAGTTGCAGATACGAACGACTGTTGATATCGATGAGCTGCTGGCCAACATCGACAAACTGCCGGAAGCGTTGAAAAACGCGCTGGCTGGTGCAATGGAAATAGCCACCGAGCTTGTCGAAGCGGACGCAGCCGAGCGGTGTCCAAAGCAATCGACGGCCCTTTCGACAAGCATCACCCACGAAGTTGTCGAGAGCGAAACGGAGATACGCGGCTTTGTGGGATCCATCGTCGAACACGCACCGTATGTGCACGAGGGCACCGGTCTTTATGCCGCCGATGGAAACGGCAGAAAAGACGTTCCTTGGGTCTATTGCGACGAACGTGGCAATTTTCACACAACGAGCGGTCAAAAACCGCAGCCGTTTCTGCAAGAAGCGGCAGATGCTAATCGGAACAAGATTCTTCAATGTTTCGAGGGGGTGCTTGGAAGATGACGATACCGGAGATCCGCACGATACTTCTCGCGGATTCGGCTCTCATGGCGCTCATATCCGCCATTGAACCAAAACCATCGAAGGACACGAAAAACAACATCATCATGTTTGAGGAAACACCCACCTCCAATAACGGCGTCACCAACCGCGTCCGGATCCAGTTCACCGTCGTATGCGACACAGAAGAGCAATTCGGGCACATATACGCGAGGATCTGCGAAGATCTGCTGACGCCGGACGACCGCCCGCTGACGCAAAGCATCCGCAAGGTGGAGATCAACGGCGGTGGTTCACTATACGATTCCGATCGGCGGAAGTATCACAAGATCATCTACCTCAATATTTTAGCAAGGAGCTGATAACTATGGGAAACAATCTCACCGAGGTGATTCTCGGCTCTGGGAACTTATACGCGGCGGAATATGCCGGTACGATTCCCACGAACACCGAAATCGAGACTGACGCAAACCTGCTCGGACGCATTCAGGGTGGCGCGTCGCTGGAGTACAAGCCCAGCACGAAAGCCATCAAAGACGATTCCGGCGCGGTGAGCAAGGAGTTCATCACCACCGAAGAAGGCAAGCTGAAATCCGGCGTGCTCACATGGTGTCTCGAAACGCTCAAAAAGCTGACCGCTGCTGGCCGCTATTCCGAAGCTGTCGTAAGTGACGTAACCGTCGCAACGCTGAAGATCGGCGGGAAGCTCGGTCGTGCTCTGACCAAGTACCTGATTCGCTTCGTCCATGTGAAGGAAAACGGGTACAAATTCCGGTGTACCATCGTCGGAACGGCTTCTTCGGGGTTCAAACTCGAATTCAAACCGGAGGATGCGACGGTGATCGACGCCGAGTTCTCGGCGGTCTCTCATGACAACGAGGGTACGCTGGTCATCCTTGAAGAAGAACTCGGCGCGGCTCTTCGCGAGCTGACGGTGGTTTCCGCAGCCGGAACGGCTTCGGGTAAAACTGCCGTTTCCGTCACTCCCGCGCTTGCGGACGGATGCTCCTACAAGTACAAGACCGGCGCTTCCGTGACGCTGCCGACGTATGATCAGGCGCTGATCACCGGTTGGACGGCGTGGGACGGATCTGCGGAGATCACCGCGACAGCCGGGCAGACGATCGTCATCGCCGAGGTTACCACGGACGGCAACAAGACGCGCGGCCTAGGGTCGGCGACCATCGTAACCCTTTAATCAGGAACTATCGGGAGGCATAGTGTATGGCACAGATTCTTGACCTGGGAGTATTCGCAAACGAAACACTGGACATCAAGCTACCGGATGAGGAAGTTGTCCTGCATCTGCGGAAACCAACGAAAGAAATGGTGATAAAACTCGCCGAACTGAAGTATCTTCAGAAATCGGCTAAGCCGGAAGTTGTCATTGAACGCATGGATTCTCTCGTGGTGGAGATCCTCCGCACCAATGACACCGACAGGGTGTTCAATTGCGATTTTGTTGAAAACGAACTGAACACGAAAATGAAGGTCGCGATCATTACCGCGTACGCCGCATGGATCGGCGAGATTGAAACACGCCCAAACTGATCATCCCCTCCTTGCCCCAAGTAGGCCGCTCAGCGGGCGGGGATGTCGAACTGATGCCCGCTATACGACGAGTCATCGCGTATAGCGGGCTTCCCTATACCGAGGTGTTACGCCTGCCGTACGACGTGTATCTGCAGATGCTCAAGAACTCGATTGTCGATGAGTATCGTTCTACACCGGAGGGGCGTCAATTCCTCGAAAAATGCGAGCGGCTGAAAGTTACCGAACCGGACGTTGAGGCGGCTCGCCAATCCGGACTTATGAAGTAGCGGAAGGAGGCAAAGGATATGCCGATTCTGGATCTCGGAACGTTGAAGATCGAAGTCAAAGTCCTGACCGATGATGCAAACAAACAGTTTACCGAACTCAAAAAAACAAGCACAGAGACGGCTAAAACCGTCAAGACGGACTGGAATAAGATCGCCAGCGACCTTACGTCTATCGGTTCATCGCTGACGAAATATGTCACTTTGCCGTTGATCGCCGTAGGTGCCGCTGCTGTTAAGTTCTCTTCTGATATGACCGAAACCACAAATAAGGTCAACGAAGTATTCGATGGCAACGCGAAAGCGGTCGATCGCTGGGCCAGCAACAGCCTGCGAAAGATGGGCCTTGCCAAGCAATCGGCGATGGATTACGCCTCCGCGTTTGGCGATCTGGGCAGTTCAATGGATCTGACGGAAGAGAAGAACTTCAAATACTCAACCTCGCTTGTTCAGCTGGCCGCAGACATGGCCAGCTTTAAGAATATCTCCGCAGATCGGGCGCAGATCGCCCTTACCGGCATCTACACCGGTGAAACGGAGTCCTTAAAGGCGCTGGGTATCGTTATGACCGACGCCAACCTGCAGGCCTATGCTCTCGCCAATGGGTATGCCCAACAGTACAGTGACATGTCGCAGGCTGAAAAGGTCACGCTACGCTACGAATATGTCATGGACGCCGCGAAGAACAGCATGGGCGACTTTGCTCGCACGTCCGGTGGCATGGCAAACCAAACGCGTATGCTCGGAGAAAACGCGAAAGAAACCGGCGCGATTCTTGGCGAAGTAGTCGCCCCGACTGTCAACGAGATCATAACGGGAGCCAACGATCTGCTTGAGAAGATTAAACAGCTAAATCCGGAGGCGCGCGAGACCGTAGTGACGGCGGCCCTGATCGCCGCTGGAATCGGCCCTCTGCTGTCCATGATTGGCAAAGGGATCAAGGCCTATAACGACATTTCAAAGGCCGTAGCGGCTGCGAACATCAAAATGCAGGCATCTGCGGGTGTGATAGGCGTGATTTCGATCGCGATCGGGCTGCTTGCTGCGGCGGTCATTACCGCCGTTGGTAAGTATAACGATCTGACGGAAGCCGCGAACGAACTGGCCGATGCCAATAAAAAGGCCACCGATAGCATCGCGACGTCGAAACAAACGCTTGATAATAATCTGGTGGCGATTGAGGCGAACGCTCAGATGGCGCAGACGTACTGTGATCGCCTTGATGAGCTGTCCTCGGCGGAAACACTGAGCAACGCACAGCGTGCGGAGGCTAAATACCTTGTTGATCAGCTCAACGAGACATATCCGGAGCTGAACGCACAAATAGACGAACAGACAGGCAAGATTGTCGGCGGGACGATCGCGATACGTGACCAGATCACCGCGATGCAGGATCGCGCGACAGCGGAAGCCTATGAAGAGCAGTACACAGCTGTTATTCAGGCGAATGCGGATCTGACGTATGCCGCAGCTGCCGCTGAAACCGAGAGGAGCATCATCGCGCAGCGTAATGCTAATATTACCGCCGAACGAACAACGCTCGAACAGAAGTTTCAGGCTGCGACCGGGCACTCCATCTCCGCCATGAGCGAGCTGGATGCGGTGCAGCAAATGGCGCTTTTGGATGGAAAAACGGCAGCGCAGGAAATGCTTTACAACTACATGAAGCTCGGTGGAGAACTGAACGATAACACCGTTTCACTACGCGCGCTGGATCGCGAGCTTGATAAGAACAAGACCGCGACAGCCGCCGCCGAGCAGCAGGTCGCGATTGCGACCGAAACATACAATAAACTAACCGGAGCAACCGGCGCGCTCGGCGATTCTCTCAATGAAACGTCGGGCGATATTGCGGATACCGGAGAAGCGGCTGCTGAAGCCGAGGCGAAGATCAAGGATTACACGGACGAAACGATCAATAACTTCGGAAAGCTGCCCGGCGCGGTCAAAATGAGCGCAGCCCAAGCCACGGCGAACCTGATCGAAAACAACGCGACCATGGCCCAGTGGATGAGCGATCTCGCCACGCTCGTCGATAATGGCATGGACGAAGGCGTGGTCGCCAAGCTATATGAGATGGGGCCGCAGTTTCGATCTGTCGTTTCTGATCTGATTGACAGTACTCCGGACGAGATGAAAGCCTTCGAAGATGCAATGGGTGCATCCGGTGATTTGAGCGGAAAGAAGTTCACGACTGGTGTCAAAAATTCGACCGAAGAGATCACAAATACACTTACATCCAAGAAAGCGGAAGTCGATGCATGGACGTCGCAGACCACGACCGACGTTGCGGCGTTCGTCGAAAACGGATTTATCGCGCAGCTCAACAAGATCGCCCCGGCTTGGAGCGCGGTAATTGCAGAGCTGATTCGGCTCAACGGGTCAAATCTGGTGGTTTATAAGCAGAGCATGCTCACGTCAGGTACCGAAAGCGGAAACAACTTCTGGCAGGGCGTGAAGCAGGCCACCGAGAATAAGTATGGCGAGTATTACACACTCGGCTACACCGCTGGCCGCAAGTTTGTTGCCGGATATAATGCGGCGCAGCAAAGCAAGTCCCCGGCGAAGGAAGGTATAAAGAGCGGTCATAACTGGATGGAGGGTGTCACGATCGGCGTCATTGAGGATACCAATATGCTCGTTGAAGCCGCGCAAAATGCCGCTCGAATCCCGATGGCTGCCATGCAAGCCGAAATCAGCGCATTGCCTGAGTTTTTCGCCGGGACGCTGCCTGCCCAGGCGCCGGTGTATAACACCACCAAAACGGCAACAACGAATACGACGATCAACAGAGGCAAGGTAGAACAGCACCTGCACTACTCAAATAAACCAATGAGCCCTTACGAGCGCGAAATCGAGCAGCGCCGCGCATCCAGAAATCTGGCAAAAGAGGTGTCCTGATGGAGCGATTTACGTTTGTCAGTGCGTACGGTCGATCGATCGTCATTGATTATGACGGCCCGAACGTCTTGGAAGGATATGAAGGCATAGGGCGCGGCGAGGTCATTCAGCGTGCCACAAGCGGTTATAAGCGGATTGGCAATACGCTGCAGGAAACGAAATACGGCATACGCATCATGACTATAACATTCAGCATAGAAGCTGATACCATGACCGAAGCGTATATGCGCCGGTCAGAAATGGGGTCGGTATTCAACCCACTCGCGGGCGAAGGCATTTTGACCTACGAAAACAACGCGGTCAGACGGTCGATCAAGTGCGAGGTTACCCAGCAGCCGGATCCTACCGAACGTTCTGGGCTTTTGCAGCAATATCAGGTAGAACTGACCGCACAGGAATCTTTATGGTTTGATCCGGATGAAACGGTGCGACTTGTACAAGATTTCGTCAGCGGATTACGATTCCCAATTCGGTTCAACCCAACAATTCGCTTTTCGAGGCGCGGTGATGCGCTGAATTCCGTCAACACCGGTGATGTGCCTGCGCCCATCCGCACTGAGTTTCGGGGCGGTTGCACCAACCCGCGTATCGTCCTCACCAACACAGGTGAGTTCATCAAGATCGGCTATTCCGGGCACGATATCACACTTCTGAATACGGATAAACTGATCGTTGACACAGCCTATGGTAACAAGACCGCGAATCTGATTCATGAGGACGGAACGATCGTCCCTGTCGATGATTATATCGACGACAGTTCGAACTTCTTCTCATTGCCGATTGGGCCTTACAAGGTGACATTCATGGCGGATGCCGGGTCTCCGCAAGCCTATATCGCATACCGTAATTGGTATATATCGGGGGCGTAATATGGTCGTTAGATTTTACCAATACAGCCCCGTCACAGGCGTTTGCAAGCCCGTTGCCTACGTCGACGATATGGCTTATATGCGGTTTGAGCGTAGCTATTTCGGCATCGGAACATGGGACATCAAGCTGCCAATGACCAGTAAATACCTGACACGCATCCGGACGGCAAACATGATTTCAATCGGGCCGAAACGGGCGGGTATCATATTAGACCGCCAATTTGAGGACAATGATGATTTCTACGGGCTGACTATTTCTGGATCCGAGCTTAAGGGCATCACGGCAAAACGCATCGTCATGCCACCGGCTGGGAGCGCCTATCAAAGCTATTCTCAGGCTACGCCAGAATATGTGATTGACCAGTTGCTTACCGCGCAGCTGCTCACTACGGCAAACGTGAATCGAAAGGTGTTTGGTACGATTAAATCGTACACGCCCGGTGCTGAGCAAATCATTTACGATGGTAGGTTCGGCAATCTTGCTGAGGATATCTCCTCGATCTCGGAGGCTTATCAGGTCGGATGGTATGCCGACATCGAAAGCCGAGCGATCGTTTGGAGCATCTATCGAGGCATAGACAGGCGCGTTTCTTCGCTCGGCGGGAGCACCATTCTTTTGTCTGCGAGCCGCGACAACCTCGGCCAGCGTTCGTACAGCGAAACCTACAGCATACCGAATACCGCGATCGTTGGGGGCCAGGGCGAAGGCGCTGATCGTCATATCATCATTGTAAACGACGCCGCTGTTGGTATCGACCGTAACGAGATGTTTATTGATGCGCGAGATGTTGAGAGCGACGCGGATCTGCCGCAGCGGGGAGAAGAAAAGCTCGCCGAGGAAAGCGCGGCGGAAGTTTACAGCTTTGGAATGGAAAACTCTGCGGTCAAGGCCTACATCACAGGAACATTTGATCTAGGCGATCAATGCACCGTCCGCGATATCGACTTTCTGGCGGGGAACGATCTCGAAGGAAGGCTTTCGTCAACTGAAGAAGTGTATGAGGATGACATGCTCACCGTACAAGCGACCATCGGGTATGACAAACTTCGTCTCGCGGCGGTAGTCGCCAAAATTCGGCGTTCGCAGTTGCCGTTTTTAACTGCTTAATTGGGAGGTAAAGATGAACAAGGCTATGGACGATTTTGGCGTATTCGATTATATCGAAACGCCGCAAGGTACCTATGAATACACTGCAGAAGAGATCCGTAAATACTTTGCGGGCATTACGAGCGACGGCATTATGAAGGGATGCGGCGCAGAGTTTGCGCCTTCCGTCTCCGGACTTACTGTTACGCTCGGCGCTGGCGAAGCTTGGCTTCTTGGTGTTCATGGGACAATGGTTGGAAGCTCGGCCTTCACACAGGATCCTGTATCCAGCGGGATGCTGAAGATCTGCAGCTTAGTTCTGGATGTCGATATTACAAACCAGTTGATGGGCATTACCGTCCTCGTTGGAACGCAGGCCGCGTCGCCTTCCGCGCCGATTTTGACACAGACTGCGACGCGATACCAGCAGCTGATATGCAAAGCAACCGTCCATGACAACGGTACCGTGACGATTGAGGACGCGCGCACTATCGTATCTAAGCCCGGTGACGGGGTCACGCCTGAAGGAATTGGGGCGGCAAAGAGATCCTACACGGCAAACTACACCCTTTTAGCATCCGCGTGGTCTTCCAAACGATACACGATCACGACCGCTATGCTGTCAATAATTGCGCACGTTTTGAGCGCTGACACACCCGTTCATGTAGGTTTTTCTACGTCAAATACCCTTGCTCAACGGCAGGCACTGCAACTAGCAAATCTCCATCCATATGCTCAGAGCGCGGGATCCATCACAATTGAAGCGGATGGAACTGCACCTACGATCGATTGTCCAGTTTCAATCGTCGTGGAAGGAGGCGTGTATTGATGAAAGCTATTCAGGATCTTTGGTGGTGGTGTTTTCGTAAAGTGAGATCAGTTCTCGCGGCGATAGCGTTTGCCATACCGAAACTGAGCTTATCGAGGCCGAAAGCACATAGCGGCAAGGGTAAGAAGCTCTTTCTACGAGTGCTTATTGCGCTCTCGATGATGCTCTTCATGTCTCCTTTATTTGTGCACTTCGGAGGGGGTGCGGGGACTGGCTTGCCATCCATTACTTACACAGGAAGCTTTACTCTCGTTGATGATACAAACGGGAACTGGCGTATAAAGTTTCTAACTAGCGGCACTCTGACTGTCGATCGCACGTGCTACATTGACGCTTTCCTTGTCGGTGGCGGTGGCGGTGGAGGAAATAATGCGAGCAACAATTATCAGTCTGGCGGTGGCGGCGGTGGGTATACTAATAAAATCGCCTTTCAGTTAATAGCTGGAACACAGTACAACATAATAATTGGTGCTGGTGGTGCTTACGCTACTACTACTTCAACATCTGGTGGTACAGGAGGTACTACGTCAGCATTCGGAGCGTCTGCTACTGGGGGAGCCGGGGGTGTCAATCGTTATCCCGGAGCGGGCGGTAGCGGTGGCGGTGGTTATGCTGGTGGCGCAGGCGGGAGCAATGGCTCAAATGGCGCAGCCGGAGACCAGTCTGCAGGTGCATCCGGCCAGGGGACAACCACACGAGAATTCGGTGACGTCACAGGCGATCTTTATGCCGGTGGCGGCGGAGCAGCAACATCGGCCGCAGGCGGAGCTGGAGGAGGCGGAGCCGGAGGGTCGGCCACAGCAAACGGGACGAACGGTACCGCAAATACAGGCGGCGGTGGCGGCGGCGCTCAGGGTGGATATTCTAAGTTGTCCGGCGCGGGAGGTTCTGGCATTTTAGTGATTCGCAACCAACGTGCGGCATAAGGAGGTAAATATGAACTTCGCGATAATCGAAAATGGTTTTGTTGTCAACATAATCGTAGGGCCGCTACCGAGCGGAATGGACGGCATCTCCATTGGCGACAAGCCTGTTGCTATTGGTGATCAGTACGCTGATGGCGTTTTTACACGTGAAGGCGTTGAAATAGTCACTCCAGCTGAGTACATAAGCCAACTAGAATCTGCTCTTGCAGAGATACTACAGGAGGCACTGAATGGATAATTTATTGAAGTGCAAACAACAGATCGTCGATGGAATTAAGCAGCTTCGGACTTCAAAGTCTGAAGCTGCTTTGGAATCACAGAAGCTCCGCGAAAGGTTGCGTGAAAAGGACGAAGAACTCGGAGAATTTGAAGTTCTGAAGCAGGCTGTGAAAAGCATGCCAGAAACTTCGTACAAAACATTGCCCAGTGCGCTAAAGAGCCATTTAGGCAAGTTCAGGGGGTAAATATGAAAAGTATCTTACTTACGATTTGGGGCTTCCTGAAAGAGCGGGTTGCTGCAGGCGACATCTACGTTTGGGGCGGTAGCGGCAAGCTGGCCGCTGCGATCACCGAAGCGTGGATCCGCGCCAAAGAGGCAGACTGCCAAGGCGGTTCCTACGCGGACAGGGCGGTCAGGGCATGGAAGGCAAAGGTATCAGCCGGGTTGACAGCGTTTCGTGCTTATGACTGTTCCGGGCTTGTTTCCTATGCGTTGATGCTCGTTGGCATTATTGCCGAGCGCCTCAACTGTGATGGCCTTTGGGCTCTCTGCGACAGGATCGCGACGCCAATCAACGGTGCGCTCCTGTTTCGTGTCAACGATAAGGATCCGGAAGACGAGACACATGTCGGCTTCTATTTCGATGGATGCCAGTACCACGCCAAAGGCCGCGATGATGGTGTCGTCTGTGAGCCGTACGACGCATCCTATTGGGATAAGATCGGTTGGTGCAGGGCGCTCGAAAAGGATGACGTCGAACCCGACATATCTGGTACCGTCGACGGCGAGGATCTGTCCGAGATCGATTTTGAAGAGGCTACTCAGATCGACCCGCCATATGTGCAGGCCAAAGGTACTGTTCGCGTTCGAAAGATGGCAGGCAAATCTGTAATCACTGCTGATATGACGGAAGAAGCGCGGCGCATCGAAAACGACGAGCATGCTCGCATCTATACCACGACTGATGGCGAAAGACTGCCATACCTCGGCACCAAAGCCAAAAACGGCTGGTATAAAGTCGAGACATCGAATGGCATTGGGTTCATCAGCAACAAGGCCAAGTACACGATCTTGGTCACAGAATGACGGTAACGCGAAAGCGTCCGAATAAAACAAAGGAGTACCCTAATATGAAAAAGTTCATCTCTGTATTTCTTACCCTGATTCTCGCCTTCGCGCTGCTGTTTTCATTCGCAACAGTCGCGCACGCTGACGGTGGCACCACGACTGTGCAGCAGCCCGACTTTTTTGCCGCCTTGATCGATAAGGCAGCGGACATCGTGCAGACGTTGGTACTGACTGCCATCGGTATCATCGGCGCATGGGTGTCCAGTAAACTAGCGGCGTCCACGCGTCTTAAGAACGTCGGCGCGGCGTGGGACGAGGCGGTGAAAGCGGCAAAATTAACTGTAGGCGAGCTAAAGCAAACGCTCGCCGATAACCTAAAAGCCGCGCATTCCGATGGTAAACTCACAAAAGAAGAGATTGCTGCTCTACAAAAGAAACTACTGGAAATGTCTATCGAGAAGATGTCCGCTCCGGCCTATGATATTCTGATCGCTGCGGCGGTAGACGTGAACGCTTTGATCACGGGAGCGGGCGAAGCATTCATCGAGCAGATCAAACGAGGGGATATTGCCGGTTTATTGGCTGAGGGCGTTCCCCTGAATGAGTGACAGCAATGGACGTTCGGAAACTCGTAACCATTCAACGCCGGAATAAGCTCAACAACGTATTTGCGCAGGGCGAGACTGGCGAATGCGGTGAGCGTTCCGAGTATGCGGTCGTACGCCCTACTGTCGCCGATGCATCTGTCGGCGATATGATCGCGATCATTCAGTTTCAACGCGGCCCGCGCGATCTGCCTGGCTCATTGAACGGTGTTCTGGATGTTGACCTACTCGAAATGGTGCGTGATCGCATGACTGCTTTTCAGGACAGCAAGCTTGCATGCCCTGAAAACATGATGGCGTTGCAGCATATCGAAGCTGCGCTCATGTATCTCAACAAACGCGTTGAAGATCGCGCTGAGCGTGGATCGCTGGGCACAATGAAAATATAAGAAACTCGACCGACATCAACGAAAAAGGCGGAGTGTATAAGCACTCCGCCTTTGTGTATTTATACAGATAAATTTTGACATGAGTCGTGATCTTTTTTTGACATCAGTCGTGCGCCGCTACAGGACTACTTTGATTTGGACTGCGACTATGCCGCCATTCGCGCGGCGGCCGATCCGCAGGACACGTTTTTAGTACGCGCCTGCGATTATGGACGGGGCATCCGCCTGCTGCGGCAGGAGCCTTGGGAAATGCTGATCAGTTTCATCATATCGCAAAGAAAGAATATTCCGGCGATCAAAACCTGCGTCGAATCGCTTTGCGCGCGATACGGTGAGCAGATTGAGTTCGGCGGGGAAGCGTTGTTCGCGTTTCCGACAGCCGAGCGGCTTGCCGCGCTGGAAGAGGCGCATTTTCTCGCCTGTTCGTTGGGATACCGCGCAAAATACGTACTCGCCGCGGCGCGGCTGGTTGCCTCCGGCGCGCTCGACCTCGACGCAAACGGGAGCCTGAACGATCCTGAATTGTACGTATCTTTGCTCACCGTGCCCGGCGTCGGCGAAAAAGTCGCCAACTGCGTGATGCTCTTCGGTTATCACCGGCTGAGCCGTTTTCCGCGGGACGTGTGGATCAACCGTGTGGAAGAGAGGGAGTACGGCGGCGCGTTTCCGCTGGAGCGATACCCCGACACGGCGGGGGTTCTCCAGCAGTATGTGTTCTATTATGCGCGCGGAACGAACCGGGAAAAGTAGGATTCGACCGTGAGCGCGAATAGCGTGACAAACCGGCTGGGTTCTCCGATTTTCTCCGGTTCAAAATGTACGTTGCCCGGATGCGTGTA